CTGAAAAGTAGTTGCTAATGTAAATGAAACATAATCAACAACAGCTTTAGTGTTTGGTATATTGTCGTCATCTATTGCACCACTGGTTATAACACCGCCTGTGTATCCAAATATTTGTTCTTCGTAATCTGAAGTACCTGTAACACTTAGTACACCACTACCTATGTCAAAGAAAAAATTAGTTCCAGTGCCTACAACACCAGGTATTTTAATCGGTCTAAAATCTGTGCCAGTACCTTCGATACTAGTCCAAGCACCTGATCCTGAATCACCACCCATTGTCCAATTGATCTGGTCGTCCCAAATCCACCTACCAACACCTAATGATCCTCTGTCAATTTCAATACCTGACTGGTAACCGTTGCTTGCGCTTATTCCTGCACCTAATTCACCTTCATTAAGTGTAAGAATATTATCTGCAATAGTTGTATTAACAGATTCTACAGTAGTTGTTGTACCTTTTACTTCTAAATCGCCAGTTATAACAGTAGTACCGGTTTCTACACCTGTATCTAGTGTTATAGTGCCGCCGTCTTGTACAGCAACTCTGTAATTTCCATTTTCAACTTTTAATACTTTTGACATTTATAAATTCCTAAAGTATGGGGGACTGCGCCCCCATAAATTAAATTGCAGTTAAAACCATGATAGATTCTGTAGAGTCGTCTTGGATTTCCCAAGTGTAACGATTATTATTAAAATCTCTACAAGTTCTGTTATAGAGTTTCTTAATACGCACTTGGCTTCCGCCTCCACCTGCTAGTGTTCCTTGTAATGAAATTTCGTCATTACCTAATGTTCCTGCAGCTTTATCTACAAGAGTACAAACAGATACGTTACCTGTTCCAGTTCCGCCAACTTCTGTTTTTGTACCTGTCTTTAAGTCGTTAACTAAAAATTTAGTTTCACTTCTTTGGCTAATAATATAACCGGATTCTGTTTCAGTATTAGCACCAACTTGTGCGTTTACTGTAAAATTAGTTCCGTCTGCAATTAAACCAAAGTATCTTTTGTTTACTGGTCTTCCCATTTTTTTTCTCCTATTTAAGTAGTCCAATCCGGGTTCTAGCCGGTACGCTGTGGGTACAGCATAAGTCCGCCTTGCGGCTCGCTATCTGACACATGTATTTATCAAGAAAGGGCAGAGAGGTAAAATAGTCACAAAAAAGGGCGACATAAAGCCGCCCTTTTAAAGTTTTTATAATTGCTATTCTTAGCTGAAGCTTAGGTTTGCTACTGATACTTCTGCTAAGTAGTCAGCCGCGTTACCTAGCGACGATGCTGTGTTAGATAACTCAACATATCCGTAACGAGTCATGAAGCTCACAACTGGTTCGAATGATGTCGGATCTAGTACAACGCCACTGCTCATTAATGGAATGTATGGGCAGTAGAACGCTGCTGCGTCTGATTCGCTTGATCCTTTGTATCCAACTAGTACAGTATCATCAGCTGCATATGTGTTTACATAGATCTTCATAGCATTGTTCAATGTACCAACCATTTTTGTGTTAGTTGGTGCTTCGAACGAACCTTCAGTTGTTCTTGCGAACGCTGAAGTTGTTGCTGATTGAAGAACTGTAAGCACTGCTGGTGATACAACAGCCCAGTTACCTGCGCCTCTACGTGTACGCTGAGCAATTCTGTTAGCTGCTCTGTTGATCATAACTGCTAATGCAGCATGTTCGTCACCAACAAATGTAGCTGTACCAGAAACTGCAGCCTGATCGTATGCATCAGTTGTTCCTGAAAGAGCTCTTAAAGAAGCAATGATCTCTTGATCAATTTCAGCAGTAATTTCTTGTGCTAAAGCAGCCATAATTTCTGCTTCAACATCGATACCATGCTGTGATTGAGCATCTTGAGCAGATTCAAAAGTCCAGCGAGCTGATAGCTTTCTGGTTTTTGCTTCTACTGTTTGCTTTAAGATCTGAATGCTTAGTCTGTTACCAGCAGCACCTTCAAGTGCAGCAGTTGAATCTGCTTTACCTGGGTTTGCTTCGTTTCCTGAATAGCCTTCAGCAATCTTAAATGGTGATAGTGCTTCTTCACCTGCTACTGCGCCAGCAGCGCCTACGCCTGCTGTGTCTGAGTAGCGTACTCTTAGTGTGTGGATTTGGCCCACTGGTCCAGTCATCGGCTGAACACCAACTAGTTCATTTGCAATCACTGTTGGCATTACACGTCTGATAACGGGTAAAATAACTCTGTTAAGAGTTGCAACATTACCGGCAGAAGTTGCACCAGCTGTAGCAGTCTCTGCCAAATACGATCTTGTATTTTCTAGAGTGGTTGCCATCACGCTTTTCTTTGTGCCTGAAAGGCCTTCAAGAAGTGCAGTTTTTGTATCCTGCCAGCGACTTTCTAATAGTTCTGACATTTGGTTTCTCCTTAATTTAATCCAGCAAGTCTACGTAATTCAATTACATTACCATCACTTGCTTTGTCACTAACGTTAGTTTCTTCTCTATTGCCTGTTACTTCTTTGCCTTCTGTTATTACTGCCTTTTTCGCTGGAGTTTTACCGTCTATTACTGCCGGTAGGTACTTGTCAAACGCCGATTGCAACTTAGGTGTTTGAACACTTTCCAGTAAATCTATCATGATGTCTTTTTGGCCTTTTGATAAAGGTGCAATCAAGTCATCAATCTTTTGTTTTCTTTGTGCCGCTTCGTTAATCTTTTTAATTTCAGCTTCTTTGCTTTCAACTAATTTAGATTTTTCAGCTGTTGCAACTTTTGCTTCTGCTAATTGCTTGTCTTTTAGCTCAACAACTTTCAGTAACTTAGCAGTTTCTGATTTTTCATTGAGATAAGAACCAGCATACTCAGATGCAAATGCTTCAAACAACTTACGACCAAAGTCGTTTTTACGTGCTACTTCGATGTCTTCTTTTAGCTGACCAATTTCTCTGTTAAGAACTTTGTCAGTAATTTTAGCCACCTTGTCAGCACTCTTTTCAACAAACTGTGTTTTCAACTTGTTGAAGTGTGATTTAGCTTCACGTACTAAACGTACTTTAGTTTCAGCTAGATCTTTTTTATCTTCGTTGAATTCTGCAATTTCTTTTGCAAGTGATTCTACGACGAAATCTTCAAGCATTTTAAACTTGGATGCCATTGATTTTTGGTCTTCATGTAACTCACCAACTTCTTTTGATAGTTGATCAACCACAAAAGTTTTTAGTAAACCTGCGTTTTCACGCATTGCTACTGCATATTTTGCTTTTGCTTCTGCTAGTTGTTTACGATCTTCTGCAAATTCCGCAATTTCTGAAGCAAGACGCTCACCTACCATAGAGTCAATAGCCTCTACCATAGTTTGTTTGTCATGCTCATACTTTTGAGCGAACTCTTCACGAAGTTCAGCTGTTACCTGTTGACGGTTTTCTTTGACTTTCTTGTTCCAAGCCTCTTCGATTTCGTGGCGCACTTCTTCTGAAACTACATCATTTTCAAAGAGTGTTTTTAGTGCATCCAACATATTTTTCTCCTTTTATTGGAGTCGGTTGATGATATTCACCAACGATTCCCTTAGATACTTTTGTGCCTTATTATCGTGCTTTGTTGCCTGTGCTAATTCGTAAGCCTTGTAGCCACCTCTGGCATTCATCAAGTGTTCGTAGATTGGCGTTGGATACGCCCCTGGAGCACTTGGTTGTGCAACAACGTCAACAGTTATGATTTCAAAATCACTGACTTCGCCGCTACCATCTTCTTTAACGTTACCACTACCACGTGATGAGACGCCTAGTTTAACGCCGCTTTCCAGCATTGTTTTAACCAGTTGTCCCATCGGTGTTGGTAAAATTTTCATTTTTCCATAACCATTTGGACCATCCATCCACATTTCGGTAATCATGTGACTGACCCTGTCCAGGTTAATGTTAAGACCTTCTGGATGATCTACTTCGCCGAGTACACTGTAACCTCCGCTTACTTGATCGTTGAGAGTTTTGACAGCCCTGCCAATTTCATTTACAGGATATACACGTTGGTTCGCGTTGCGTACACCCCCTTGAATACAAATACCTTTCATAAAAAGATCTTTGCCTTCATTGGCATTCTCAACCACCATTTGCGCTTGGTCGAATGTCAGGTGCTCTCGTAAGTAGTTGCCCATCTTCAAGTCCTTAGCTTCCGATCATTGATTTTTTGTCGGGAGCTGTATCGCCTGCGCCTTTTTTCTCAGCGCCGTGGCCTTTTGGCATGTTTGACATTGACTTAGATGCTTTACCACCTGGAACGTTTACATTACCTGCACTATCTTCTTTAGGTGCAGATGCTTTCATTCCTTTTTCGTCTCCGCCTTGTACCAAGTTTGAAGCAGTGCCGCCCATGTCGTTTTTACCAGCTACAACTGACTTGGTGTTTGCACCATTGTCACCCATTTTTGGTGTTACTTTTTCAACATATTCGCGCATCTGCTCTGCTGCAGACTTTTCAGTAGCTTCGTCAGTGTCTTCGTCATCTGCTTCGTCTACTTCTTCGTCTGAAACTTCGTTTGCTACAGACTCTTCAGCTTCGTCATCCATGTCGCCTTCATCGTCTGCATCCATATCCATGTCCATATCGCCTTCATCGTCATCACCTTCTTTGTCTTTCATTAGGTCTTCGAATTCAGCTTTTAGATCTTCTAATTCTGCTTCTAGATCTTTGATATCGCCTTGTGTTGCTGGTGCGTCATCGTCTGCTTCACCGTCCATGTCCATGCCCATGTCGCCATCGCCCATGTCCATTTCCATATCGTCAGCTGCGTCACCGCCCATCATAGCGTCCATATCCATATCGCCTTCTTTAGGCTCAACTTCAAACTCGTCTAGATCAAAATCTTCGTTTGTTTTATCTGTGTCTTTGTCAGCATCTGCATCAGCTACTTTTTTATCACCTGGATGCTTTTGCTTGTCGTCTTTTGCTTTATCAGCTTCGTTAGTTTCTTCATCATCTTCTTTTGCTTTTTCGTCGACTTCTTTGTCTTCTACATCATCAGCAAGAAGATTTTCGTAGATGTCTCTTGACTTTTCTACTACAATTTCGTGGAATAATTCTTCCGCTTTTTCGCGGTCGTTGTTTACAAGATGCTCAAGCATCTCTTCAAATTTAGCTTTATCTGCCATTGTTTTCTCCTATAAATGTTATACCTATGGTAAGGCTGTCATATGTATTTACGTAAATGGGAGAAATATGCGTAGAAATAGGCTCAAAACGAGCCATTTTGACTATTTGTCAGGAAAGTTGGAAGATTTTTTTGAAATCTTCCACTGTAATAGTACTAAAGTTTCTAAATTTATTTAGTTCTGGCGGACAATAGTTATCAGGTGCTATTACCCTAACAAACTGTGTATTCTTGTGTTCTTTGATTACTGCTGTGGTTTGACGCAACCAGTTTCCAAAGAAAGTTGCACCGTCTGTGCTTTTTTTATAATTAGGAGTGTCTGCATACAAGTTATTAAATTTACTACCTTTTTCTAAACCCTTGTAGTCAAATCCTAAAATATAAATTCTTTCATATCCGTGTTGTGCAGCTAACCATAATGCAGTTGGTCCTGAACTCCATCCTTTTGACGGATTAAACAAATTTAGGTTAGGAATACGCTGATATGCTTTGTTTGGATTTGTCCATACGGTGTGTTTTTTCTGATATCCTGTTTTTGATATTTCAAGTATCATTTTAACATCAACTGCTATTAAATAGTTAGGAACAAATGTTCTGTAAAGGGCATTGCATCCATAAGTTTTTCCTAATGGTGCGAGATCCGGAATATTAATAGGAGATCTGCTAGTGCCATTTCCTATTACAAATGCATTATGATGATCATTTTTTTCACTAGGTATTATATCAGGAAAGTTTTGAGTTTTAGAAAGTCTGCGAGATTCTTTATCAGCTTTTCGCTGGGCTTTTATTTGTTTCCATTCTTCTTTTGAAAACTGACGCTTATCTATTTTAGCCAACGGTTACA